TTCGAAAACCAGTGATGTCTACAAACATCTAAAACATTGTATCCAGCCATAGTTTTTTGATTGCTGAAAGACATAATTTGCAATTTGCAGGCTCTTTGCTCACATCTCATTAAGCGAGAATCTTTCATTTCCTTAACTCTGTAGGTCGCCTGATCATAAGTTTCTTTTAAAGGAAACAAGAGCGCTTGCATGTTTTTGAAAGTGTTGCACTCTGGCTCTTTCACTGACATTCTGTCCAAGACCATCTCTTCCATAAGTTGTATCATGGACTTTTTCTCTCTGTAATGAGGCCTCCCTGACTCTTTGTTCTTTAATTCTAACACATCTTCTTCTTTGTCTATGACTGAAAGACAGGCAGAATCTAGAATATAGACTGCTGAATGCATCATTCGAACTCCAGTGTCAAAAACAAAAGAATTGGCTGCATCATGTGAATACATCTTAAGGTAAATAAACCTGTTAAGCTCGACTGGAGTCATTGGGTCTCTGAAGTAGACCTCAGGTTCTATTATCCTCTTTAGCAGTTTGTTTGTTTTCACGCTATAATTGTTTCTTTCTAAAAATTTCTGATAATTTTCTCTAGAACCCATTTTGATAATGACTGCTAGATCAATTGAGCCGAATTCATTCAGAATAGCATTCTTTTGAGAGAAAATACTGTATACAAGTCCTTTTGTCAGAGGATTAGATTCCATATGAAGATAATTGGCATACCTGTTTCCGAACAGACCACAAAGCAAATCTGGCTCAAAAGTGAAGAACCCAAATTGAGTCATGGGATATCTGCTTAGAAGATGTCTGTATCTTGGGAATTTGTCTGAAATTCCAGATCCAAAACATTGATAGTGAGAGTATGCTTGACAAATCTGCACCTTAGAACAAAGCCCGAAAGATCCACCGTTCGAGATCAGCTGCATTCTTAGATTTCCCCAGATGTCGAGCCTTCCAGAGACTGAATCTGAAACCTTCGGAGTAACAGCAGCGTAAACAAATTTCAGAATGGGACTAATCAGAGTGTTTTTTACTATAAACAGAGAATTAAACTCTAGCTTTCCGGAAAAATCATTCATAGAGCTCTTTTCTTCAGAGATAGCAGCAGAGAAGAGAGGGTATAGGTATTTTGACATCTTTGACAAAGTTAAAAGGAAGGTTTTGGCTAGAAGACATTGTTTTAATAACTCAGAAGGTGAGTCTGAAACTTTCTTGCAAATAAGAGTGATTAGAGAAGCTGAGTCATCAGAAGAAACTGCTATTGTCGAACTCAATCTATTAGCTTTGAAGGTGGATCTCTCCTGAGAGACTCCATTGATCATCCATTGGTAAGCATGCG